CACTTCTTGGCAAGATCATTGAATGCTTTCTTAATTGCAGCAAGTGCAGCAGCATTATCTGCCTTCAACTTTGCAATCTCTGCATCCTTAGCAGCAAGTGCATCCGCAGCAGCCTTAGCAGCAGCAGCAGCCTTATCAGATTCTGCCTTTACAGCAGCAGCCTTATCTGCATCTGCAGCAGCCTTTGCGGTTGCAGCATCAGCAGCAGCCTTTGCTAGAGCATCTGCAAGAGCCTTTGCATCAGCAATCTTTGTTGCTTCATGAGCAGCCTTTTCTGTGGCAAGTGCTGCATCAGCAGCATTCTTTGCAGCAGTCATAGCAGCAAGTGCAGCAGCAAGATCAGTTGCTGTTACAACTGCAGTTACAGAAGTTACCTCTGTAGCAAGAGTTGGTACATCTGTTGGATTAGGAATTGTAAAGTTTACAGCAGAAGTTCCAGCAGTAGCAGGAAGCGTAATATCTGCAGTATATTTTCCAACTACAAGAGCGTCTGCTGAAGCAGCAGCAACAGAAGCGTTGATTGCTGTTCCAGTAATTGTGGCAGCAACTGGGTTACCAAAAATGTCTGTAACATTAAGAGTAGCAGTTACCTTTCCACCGATATGTCCTGTTGCTGGTACTGTTCCAGTTAGGAAGAATGCATCTCCCGCAATACCCTTCAAATAAACAGTCTGGCTTGTTCCAACTACAGAGATTGTAATTGCTGAAGCAGATGTTGATGTTGTGTATGCATAAACTGTAGCAGTTGTAGCAAGTGGTGTAAATGTTAGAGATGATACACCCGAAGTAGTAGATACTGCTGAACCTACAGCAGTTGTAAACTTAACATTTCCAACACCGCTTACGGTAACTGGAACATTAAGAGTAAGATTGGAAAGAGCAAGAGTAAGAGCCTCTTGTGATCCAACTGTAGTTGTATCTGAAACTACGTTATCAAATGGCACCTTCAATGTGTAAGGTGCTACTGCGGTACCAGACCCACCAACGTTTGTTGAAACAGTTAGTGTTAGAGTGTTGGCACTTGCAGGTGTTGCAACAATTGTGCCCAAAGTCATGGCTGCAACCAGACCAAGAGCGATCTTCTTAAATGAATTCATTTTTCTCCTCGTTAATTCATTGTATTTATATGATTTTGTATTCTCCAAGGTATTCTTGAACATCGTCAGGAATTTCCTTAGAATCCAATTCTACCATAGCCTTTTGCTTTTGTGCAAGTTGGCTGGCAGAACTCCATGTATGAACCTCAATCTCTAGATTAGAGTCCTTACTTGTATGTGAGATTGCTCCGAATACCGCCCCACAAACGGCATCCGCCAAGTCCTTTGATTTTTTGCGGGGATGGTCTACACGATTATTTTTCATAATCTTAAGTTCGCTCATCTCCTCAAGAAGCAATGGAATCATTGGCATTGCAATTCTCTCTTCATAAATCATCATAGCAAGGTCTTCATAGTGCTTCTTAGCAACAGAAACAGTATCAGTTCTCATTCCTACCGCCTTTAGTTCCTGTTGAATATCAAAGGACTGCCAACGATCAAATGAAACTAGACCTATATTAAAACCTTCTCTACGAAGATTCATAATCCACTTTTTAACCTCAGAGAGGTCAACTGGTCCCTCTACTTTAGGCTCCCACCATGCGACAGCATCAACAACAACTATGGGCGCAACCTGTTCGTAATCTTTAATTACTTGAATGTTTACCCAACGTTCAACATGTGCAATTGCAACTGCACACTTGTCGTGCCTTTGTGCAAGGTCAGCATGAACATAATATACTTTATCAGGGTTTGGTTTAAATGTCAAATCAAATCTTCTGTGATTATCTACAGGATTTCTTAATGTCATACATTTTTCTAATTTATCTTTTTGTTTAAAGAATGAGTCAGACGAGTATGTTGGAGTACAAAGGAAACGCATCATCGCATCCCCAAGATCAGTAAGAAATGCTATCTTAAAATCATCTATCTTTCTAGTAGGATTTACTTCCCATGTAGGTCTTTTTAGCGCAAACATTCTAGGATATTTATAAGACTTTATATGATCTTCTTCCCATACAATTTCAAATTCATTATCGGGTCCTTCTGGTAATTCTTCATTAATAATAAACTTATGTCGTCTTTCTATTACTTCTTTTTCCATAATGACTTCTTCATACCGCTTTGAAATAAAGTCACCGTTATAGCGTGGGAATGAAAGAAGAACTACTTTACCAAGATCAGGAAAACGAGAATCTACCGTACCTCTAAACGCTTTATAAATGTTGTCAGCAGTTTTACCCTGATCATTTCCTGTTCCTACTTCTGTAGCAAAACCAGAAATCTCATCAAGTACCGCCATAAAAAGATTTAGACCCTCATGTGATTCACGTTCAGAGTGACCTGAGTATACTGTAATAGATTTATTAAAACCAATAGAGTTTACTTTTGGATCATATTTTCCAGCAAACCATGGTGACTTTTCAATTTTTGTTTTAAACCCTTTGAAGAAAACATTTTTGGCCTGTTCTGCGTTAATAGCAACGTTGATAATATCAATAGCATCACCAGAAGGCTTTCCATAATATCTAGCAGGATCTTTTAGGCATAATAGTTTATATACAACATAAGCACACGCTACAGTAGAAACAAAATCTTTTCCGCTACCTTTGCCTAATTGCAAAATAATTTCATTCTTGGTATATTTAGAAAAATGCCTGTCACCAGCCTCTGTACCCATAAGAACTTGTAAATCTTCTTTACGATAAATCTGGCTCATAGCCTCAACAATGTCATACTGAATTTGAGATAGCGGTGGCTGGCCCAAATACTCTGGAGACTCAACAAATGTTTTTACATTTACTGGATTTTCTTCAAATGGATTATCCTGAAGTGCTTCAAGAAAATCATTGAACATTATGGACAACTGTGATTACCTCGCCTTCTTTGGCGATTGCTGATAAACGCTGCATAATAAGATCACGAACTTCTGGGTGAGTAGAAGCAATATCACGAAGAATACCAACAAGAACCTCTTGTCTCTTTTCAATCTCAACCATTTCTTCTGCGAGTTCTTTATTTTCTAGCAGTCCTGCTTTTTGTAGCATATCAATACGACGTGCCTCAATATCCATAACTAGTTTAATCGCTGCTGTTTTTGCAGGAAGATTTGCAGTTGTACTGGCATCTTCAATAACTTCATATGCTTGTTGAATTAGTTTAGTATAGTGTGCATCGGCACCGACAAGTGCATCTTTTGCACGAGCACGAATAGCATCATTAGCAGATGCCATTGCTTTCCACTCATTTAGATGAGCAACAACACGAGTCCGAGGAAGGTCTAATGTTTTAGAAATCCTAGTAGGGTCATTACCCTTAAGGTATTCTTCTACAACCCTATTTACCTCATCAAGGTGCTTTACGATTTCTATTTCTACGTTTGTCATATTTACCTTCTAGTCTATTGATTTCATCTTGAATATAAAAGATTGCTTTCTTCAAGTCTTCAATATGCTTAGATTCATCTTTAATACCAGCCCTCCAGAGATACTTTATTGCATTACCAATATTAAAGTTTCTGTGTCTAGTAATTTCAATTGCCTCTACCCCGCTTGGATCTGTGGTGTAGTGATACGGATGATTAACCTGATCAACCTTAATTATAAATTTGTCATTATTACTCATCGTTTTGATTTCCTCAATCCAAATTTAGCCAAATACACATAAATAGTTTCCACGCTTACTCCACACTCTTTAGCAATATCTTCTGGAGTTTTCTTGTCCATATGATAACGCTTCTTAAGCCACAACTCATTTGTATATAGTTTACCAGCCATCACTACTCCTTGTCAAATCCTACTGCTTTGTCCCAGTTATTAATAGCCCAATGCCCAATACCTGCTGCATCTGCCACATCGTAATCTTCTATCTTTTTATCATATGCTATTTCTAACAACTTGATAGTTCTTTTCTTTCTGAAGTCACGCTCATATGATTTATACCAAGATAGTGATTTACCAGGATTTGCTGCCCTTACCTGTAACTGCTCTTCTTTAGACAGTTTCTTGTTGCCTAGATAATTTTGCCATGTTATTGGCGATACCCTGCCAATTGTGGAAATGCCAGTTAGCCCAGCACCGCCAAGAATTGCTCCCTGCACTAGCGCAAGATCTGCTGCAGTTTTTGGGGAATTCATAAAAACGGTATGCTCAATAACAATAGCATTTACCATATTATAATGTTCAAACAATGCTTTTGTTTTAGCAGTAGCATCTATAACTTTTTGATATATATTGCTACCTTCAAATGATATTTTTCCATACCCCGTTAAATTTTTATAGGTATAAAATGCAAAAGCAAGACTATTTGTACTAGCATCTATTGCACATATGTGTGTTGGTTGATTAATCTTGGTCATAATCAAAGTACCCTTTAATTTCTTTTAACATTTTTTCTACCGACTTCTGGCTAACATTACAGTTAGCACAGAAGCCCGAATCATTATAGATTGAAAGTTGTTGACCGCAACCGCCAAGACATTTACGAATCTTACCCTTACGCTTTTGCCTACGAGTAATTTGATATCTTTCAGCAATCTTATCTTTGGTTGCTAGATCCCTACATTCTTCGCTACAGTAAATTTGATAACTTACTTTTGGCTTGAACTTGGTATCACACCTTTCACATTGTTTCACTCAGTTCCTCCAGCGGTTCTATTTTAACTACTCCCGCTTCAGCCTTAAAGCAATCGCTTTGCAAAGGGCAACCTTTACAAATCTTAGAATTAGATCTGTATGGCTTCATGGGAAGTTGTTTTTGTTTCCAACTATCTTTAACTACTTCCATCCAGTCAAAAGTATTATTGATCCAATTTCTGTATGTTTCATTGACCTCAATTGGAAAAGCAAGAAGTTCGTGGGTATTTTTATTCTCATATAGAATAACACCCTTTGCCTTCTTAAGAACCTTCATGTAAAGAAGTAACTGCTCAACGTGTCCTGATTTTGGTTGGCCAATATTACGTCTATACTCAAACGCTTCATTATTTTGTGTTTTTAGTTCTAGAACATGTTCTTCACCTTGCCAAGATACAAGTCCGTCACAAAATCCACCAAGCAATAAGGTTCCATCTTTACCATTAAATGAAACATCAAACTCTATGTCAATAAACATATCTGAGTTTTTAAGTGCTAGACCCAAAACTCTTTCATGCCCATGAACTCCGCTTTTCATATTTGCTATGCTAAATGGAGTTGATTTATCTTCAAAGTTTGCACCCTCAAAAGCAAGATACCAATATCTTGGACACTTGCCTTCGCCATATGCTATTTTTGATGGAATAAACTTTTTCTTTACTTGAAATTTGGTTTCAAGATTTGCCACATAACCATTGTTAATTTTTTCAACAAAGCCAGCAGCATCAAATGAGTCTTTGCCCTCTGCAGGCTTGCTCATCATTTGCTTTATTAAGTTCTTGCTCATTATTATCCTTTTTATCTATTATATCAGTTAGCGCATTATGTACTTAAGTGCTGAAACCAAATCGTTGATCGCTTCTGCTGCTGTATAGTATATATTTTTCTTTCCTCTGTCTGACTTATCAACATTAGTCATCCATGTGGCTCTAAAAGCCATTTTTGCTGCAATAGCCTGTAGCCTAACAATTTCTAGACTTGCCACCTGTGGTGGAATGTCTGGCTTTACAATTAATTTAGCAATCATTGTAAGCGCCGTAGTCAATTCTTCATCTTTCATATAGTCTGCAATTTCACTAAGACCATTTACCATATCAATAGTAGTCTTAGCGGGTTCATTCTGTTCCGCCATTTTTAGCCTCCCACGTTAGTTGATCTAATAAATCAAATTCTATAATTGCAAGACGAGTCTTTTTATTTCCTTCACCAAGAATAACTACTATGGCTGGTGATTTATCTGTACCAGCCTTTATTGAGTCAGTGACAGCCTTCGCCCAAACATCTTGGTTAATAGTAAAAGACTTAGCGGACTCTTTAAAGTCAACAACAAAATTTCTCCATGTCGCATCACCCTTTTTAGTATTACGACCAGAGTTTTTGTGCTGTTTAGCCCCGATCCTCTTGCTCTCTGTTCTCTCGCTCATAATCCTTCTTTGTCTTTTTTATTCCTGCTTTTGATAAATGTTTTTTACTACACATCCATGTTAATTCAAGGCTGTCTCTCCACATTCTTAAAGATGTTACTTCTTCTTTACAAGTGTGGCAAGGAAATTTTCCTTCAAATACTGCGAATTTAGATTCAGCCATTTGATAATTTTGCCTTTAATGAGTCTTGCAAATCTAAATCTTCTCTAACTCTAGCAATTAGACCATCTCTGCCCTGTACCTTTGTCCCATCTTCTAGTTGGTACCACGCACCAGTTCTATTAATATGACCAGCAAGTTCAGCGGTATCAACAAGGTCGCCAATAGTATCAACGCCAAGATTATCACCTCTAAAATAGAAATCATACTCACCACTTTGGAAGGCAGGCGAAGTTTTAGAGAATTGTAATTCCCAGCGAACCTTGCGACCAATCTTTTCTTCAATGAGTTTATCTCCAACATGTATCTTCCCCTTGATCGCCTGATTATCTGATTCAGACGAAAATAACTTAATTACCGTAGATGAATAAAACTTTGTAGCCTGTCCACCTGTAGGTTGCTGACTAGTATACATAGCACTAATATTATTTCTTGATTGGCTAATTAACACAAACAGTGTTGGCTTTACCTTATTGTTTGCATAGTTAATCATTTTCCATGCATTACTAAAATCACGAGACTCCGCACCAATTTGTTTTGTATTTTCCAACTGTTTTAGTTCAGAGGAGTCCTTTTCAAAATAAATTGCAGGAAGAAGAGAGGTAATACTATCAACAACAATTAAGTC